CAACCGGCTCTAGCGGGAATTCAGTTATCGGGGTGATTCCGTCCGCTGCATAGGCGTCGAGAATCACGCCGCAATACTTTGAGTTGAGATACGCCTCGGTGTTGACTGGAATTTCAAGACCGCCCGCGCTCGTGAGTGCCGCGAGGCCAAGCGTGGCGTTTGCCGTCGTGACGCCGCCGCTCCATCCGGCGACATAATAAAGCGCGCTGCCAATCAGGACGACCCGCTGGCCGGATGTCCATGGCGCATTGATGTCCACATTCCCGGCTGGAAGCTTTTCCGAGCCGATGACAAACTGGTTCTGTGCCGGGATGTTGAAGTCGGTTGCGGTTGAGCCAAGCGGCGTTGGTGTTGCGCCAAGCGAAAGCCGCGAGGTCGAACCATCAAAGAATGTCGGCAAACTTATTCCATCGCACCACACCAGAAATTGCTCCGTCTGCCACAGCGCGTTCTTCACCGCCGTCGTGGAATTTTGCTGCGGTATCGGAACCTCAATCACCGTGGCAACCGTCGAGGCCGCATTGATGGAAATTTGAAACAGCTTTCCGTTGACGGCGCACATGATGTAGCCGTTGGTCGTGTTCCTGAAATATGTCGCCCCTTGAAAAATTCCAGATTGAAAATCTCCGCCTGTTTTGTCAACGAGCGTCAGGTTGAAAAAGTTTGGACGCTGCGTGATGAAGTTTCCGCGCACAGTCGCATTGGTCGCAAACGAAAGCTGATTTTGGGGAAGCAAAAGCGCGTCCACATAGCTATTGATCCCAAGCGGAAAACTTTTCAGGACGGCATAAATTGTCTTGTCTGACATACATCACAACCATTGCCCGGTGTTTTTATTCCAACCATACGAAGAGCTTGCCCCGTTAATTTCGTAAATTTCCGCGTCGTGGTGGGGGAACGGAGGCACAATTCCCTGTGCGCCAGGAGTGCCAAGCGTCGAGTCATACGACATCACTGGATTCATGGTGATTGCAACCGCCACGGATGATGCGGAAACCGGGGGGCAGCAAAGCCGGGACACTGGAAATAATGCCAACACGCTTGTCATAGGATTTTTACAGCCATCGGGGTGTTGGCTTGTTGCATTATCCGCATATTCCGTCTAAAGTCAAATACTACTTGCGAAACCATTAAAAATCCGTGATAGAAAAAGCTGGAAACACATCTGATGCCAAAAATAATTGACAAATACGGTTCACAATGGAACGCGCCGCCCCTTCCGATTCAGGTGGAATTTCTGATGATGATGCAGCCGGACGAAGTGCTTAAAAAGGCCGGAGTTTCAAAACCGGATATTTACAAAAATGCCGCAAAGACTATCTGGCCTCATCTTGACTGGCATCGCTGGATGGAGCTTTGCAACAATGAAATTAGAAGGCCGGAGGCAAAAGTAACCGTCATCATGGGCGCGGGATGCGTGGCCGGGCACACAAGGATTTTGAACCCCCTCACAGGCGAACAGCCAACCATCAAAGAACTTTACGAAAGCCAAACCGCCCCAATCGTAATGACGCTTCATGGGGCAGCACAAGCCGGAATCCCATTCATCAAGGGAGTCGAAGATTTGTATGAAGTGGTTTTGGAAAACGGTTCAAAATTTACAGTGACCCAAGAACACAGGATTTTAACCGCTCGCGGTTTTTTGCACGTTGCCGACTTGCTTGCAAACGACTGCCTTTTCTCATACGAAGTCCAATCTCGTGGGCAAGATGCGATAAGCCATCTTGAAACAATCGAAGATTTGACGGATTGTTGTTGCTTTTCGTTCCATCCAAATGGTGAACTACTTCGCTATGCGAGAGAAGCCTGCCAAGTTTCTCCTCCATCACAAGACGATGCTCTAAAACATAACCTGAAACATTCCGGTTCGGGTGATTTGGACTGTAAATTAAAACATAACCTTTCTTTGTCACAAGCCTTCCCCCCTTCCATCGGTGGGAGCGCCCCCCCTTGTGATTTCTTGGGAAATCGCGAGTCACGCCATTTGCCCGAAGAAATCTTTTTATGTGCCGCGCCTTCGATCCGATGCGGCGTCCAATCTCATTTAGAGACGCGCCGGAATTATTCATTTGAAAAACAAGTTCCTGATTTCTCCGACAAGCACTATCAGGACGAATTCTTTTGTAATCAAAAATTGATTTCATTGCGATTCAATATAACCCAAAGCAAAATAGTGTCAATAACTGAAACCCATAAAGATATTTTTTACGACATCAGCGTTCCGGGCGTTGAGCATTATTTCGCGGAAGGCGCGATTCATCACAATTCAACGGGCAAAACCTGCGTCTCTGGATGGGAATATCTTCTCGAATACTATGCCTCGCCAGACGACACCCTTGTTTTGATTTCTTCAACAGATTTAAGCTCTCTGGAAGGCCGTGTCTGGGGCGAACTTAAAATGCTTCACGAAATGGCGGTTCAAAAATTTCCGTGGCTGCCCGGATATTTGCTGGATTCCAAACACTGCATTACAACCGACCGGCTTGAGAAAGACGAATACGAGGAAGAATCTAAAACCAGAGATTTAAGAAAAGGCGTAATGTGTGTTCCCACAATTCAAGGCAATAAAAACGTGGGTCTTGGAAAGTGGATTGGTCGAAAACAAAAACACATGAGGCTGATAGCGGACGACTGCACGGCCATGTCCGCTACTTTTCTTTCAGCGTTTGCAAACCTCAATAACAACATTGATTTTCAGGCGATTATTTTGGGAAATCCAAGCGATATTCTTGATCCGCTTGGAATCGCAAGCGAGCCGCTTGATGGATGGTCTGGGCATCTTGAGCCGACAAAAACAACCGTTTGGGACACTAGGTTTTTCAACGGAAGATGTATAAATCTGGTTGGAACCGACAGCCCTAATTTTGATTTCCCCGAAAACCAGCCGGAAAAATATCCTTATCTGGTGAGCCGAAAAAAAATCAATGAAACGATGTCTGCGTTTGCAAAAGACAGTTACGAGTATTTCAGCCAATGCGTCGGCGTGATGAAAATATCACAACTGGCCAGAAGGGTAATCACAAAGGATTTATGCAGACAGTTTCATGTCAAAGACAAGGCGATTTGGAGTGGTGAAAAAAGAACAGTGATCGCCGCTCTGGATGCCAGCTATGGCGGCGACAGATGCGTTGGTGGTCATGCAGAATACGGAAAGTGCATTGACGATGTAATCAGGCTTCAATTCTATCCACACCATATCGTCCCGGTAGCCACCCAAAGCGGAGAACCAATGGTTTCCGAAGATTCTATTTCAAAATTCGAGAAAAAGTATTGCGAGTCAAATCAGATTCCTCCAGAAAACTTCTTCCATGACAGCACTGGCAGAGGCTCTCTTGGGACTTCCCTGTCGAGAACTTGGTCGTCATTGTGCAATCCAGTTGAGTTTGGTGGTGCGGCAACCAAAAGGCCGGTCACAATGGATACATTTGTCATAGACAAAGAAACTGGAAGAAAAAGACTCAAGCGGTGTGAAGAAGCATATTCAAAATTTGTCACGGAACTTTATTGGAGTTTGAGGCTGGCGATTGAAGCCGACCAGATACGAGGGTTGCCGGAAGATGTAATCGAAGAAATGTGCATGAGGGAATGGGACAGGGTTTCCGGGGACAGAATTGAAGTAGAATCTAAAATTTTAATGAAGGTCAGAACTCGAAAATCTCCCGACTTGGCGGATTGGGCTGTGATTATTTTGGAAGGCGCGAGACGAAGGGGATTTCAAATCTCGAAAATGTCGAACAAAGACGAGTCTCAATCCGACTCAAACCGCTGGCTCTCCGACCTGTCCAAGAAACGGTTTGAATGGCATAAAAGCAAGATGATTTCAGTTCGTTAATTATTCAATACCGCTCATTAAGTTGTAGTATTCATGGTCGTATTTCTTCCAACTGGAAAAAGTTGCATAAATGACAATGTATTCCATGCAGATTCCAGCCATATGTCCCCAGTAATAAGGACAACGTCTATCACAGCCAGCATCATTCGTAATGGGAATCGAGCCATTTTTGTAACCATCTTCGTAAATCTGGTCAAATCTGTCTGCTTCTTCGGTTGTAATTCCAAAAATCCAGCAATACAAAACCTCGACGAGTTCATGGCACCAAACCGCCGCTTCAAACCGCCAATTGGACGCTTTTACCACGGCAACGTGAAGCGTTCCTTTATTTTCAGGTTTATCCCACCACCAATACCCCCCTGTGGAAAAAGGCATTTGATTTACAGAATCATAACGATGGAATTTTATTTTCAAAGCAGTTCTGAATTTATCAACCAGTCGTAACGGTTCATTATCGAGGTGAAATATGCGCGCGAAAGAAAGTCGAATTTTGGCCGGTAATAAGCCCCTGTCATGACAAATCCTTCGAGAGCTTGATACGCCATCCTAACGGCGGCTTCGATGTTGTCGGCAGCTCCTGTTGCGCAGCCAACATCCTTGTCATAACCGACGCTGACAAATCTTTCTTCTTCATCGCCTTCTGATTTCACTTTTTTAAGGCAATAGAAAAATAACTGATCTGAAACTTCATCCAGCCAGTCCATCGTGTATTCACCTTCATACATATCTGGCTCTTTACCATTTGGTTCAGTTTGAAACAGGCGAACCGAAACTCCAAATTTCCAATTCAACGGATTTTTACCTTTGGAAATCAGGTCGAAATGTCGGACAACCGAACCGCGTCCTTTTTTGTCGCCGCACATGGCTATTTCAGAAAATAACCCGTCAAAACCCCATCGCGTAGCGCAAAACTCCGTGAAATAAAAATCGTTTCCGTCAAACAGAAGTCCGGCATCGAAAATTGAGATTCCTGGCTGTTTTTTTGCCATGTCGTAAATAATCGGCGGAAAGGCTATTTTATTAAGTTCGCAATCCAGTCTAGTTTGGATGCATAAATCCTGACATCCGCCCGTCAATCTACCAATGTTTCCAGAACCAATCGGTTTGTTCTCAAGCTCGACAAGGCTAAACAATGGGACACCATCCCAGAAAACCATCACAGGAGTTATCTCAATCGGTTTCTTTATTTTTTCCTCAAGCGTGAATCCTCCGCGTTCATATCCTTTGGCCTCCGTTTTTAATGCGCCGGAAATCTGCCTTCGAGCAAGTTCTGGGTCGGTTGTTTCTGGGACAACGGTTTCAGCATTGCTTCCCTCGCTTTTAAGGACGAAAATCTTGTCTGGGTTTTCCTCAAGAAATTTCAGGGCGTCGTCCACCCTGTGAAATTCAGCGACTTCCGCCACTTTCAAATCGGGATAATTTTTCTTGGCAAAATCCTTTCCGGCCTGACGGTCTTTTTCAAGATTATAACTCTCTTCGGTTGGGAAAACCCCTTTTCGGAAACCCATCTTCAATGCTTTTTCGGAGTATTCCCAAAGATCTCCATAATCAAACATGACAAACCACTCATCTTTATTTTTTATGGTTTTCATCCACTCAATCACATCATCGGCGGATTTTATGTCCAAAATTCCTTCGTAAAGAGAAAGGCGTGAATCGCTTTTTCCTTTTGGTGTGTTCTCGTCCTCTTCCTTTTGAACCATTCCAATGATAACTTTCTTGCCGTCGTCCAGCAGGCGGTCGGCGATTGGCAGAGGGTGGAAATCCCTTGTTATGAAAATATAATTATCCATTTTTCATCGCCTCTTTTATAGCCTCCTGACCGGCATCAATCAATGTCATGGCCATTCGGCTTTCTAAAATCAATGGAATTTCCGTGCATCCAATGATTATTTGATCCGCACCGGAGCGAGACATCCGAATTATGATGGATTCGGTGTCAGTGAGATTTCCACGAATCGAACGGCCAGAAATTGCCGCCTTGACAGCTTGGTTTAGAGCAGCCTGCTCTGCATCCGTTGTTGAAATTGGTTCAATCCCAAGGCTTCTTAAGTGTCTTTCATAAAGTTTTGATTTTTTAGTGGAGTCGGAGCATAAAACACCAACCTTATCGGCAGTTGCGCTCTGGCAGGCCGCATCAATCATATTTATTATTTGACCATCGAAATAAGTTTGGAGTTCATCAAGAAAAACGTGGGCAGAATTGCAGGCTATGATTATCTGTTTGCACTCCCAGACTTCCATTTTGGAAATCGCCTTTTTTAGTTGGGATTTTACCAATCCTTCGTCAACTATTCCGGTCTCATCCATCCCTTTCACCGGAAGATTATAGAGCAGAAATTCAGGAAAATCCGAATCCTGCATTATTTTACTATCCTGTGCTTGGTCGAGAAGAAAATTTGCCAGTCTAATTCCAGCAAATGCCCCCATCCCAGAAATGATTCCAAGATTTTTCATTCCTTTGAACTTGCATTCAATTTTTCATAGGCCTTTCTGCTTCCCTCAAGCCCGCTGCGAAACGATTCCGCGACAGCCTGCGCGTTCTGACGGCGGATTTCAGCCTTCGTCGCCACATCCTTGCGTTTCTGCTCATGGGCGAAGGACACGTTTTTATGCTGCATCTTCTGGCGGGCAGTCGCCTCGCTGATTTTGGACTTGGTTTTCGCGGCAATCAAATCCTTCGCCAGTTCCCCGTTCTCACCGCCGCCGTTCTGTTGCTGCGCCTTTTTCGCGGCCTCCTGCTGACGCTGCTGGAACGCCTTCACAAAATTCATCAGCTTGCCAAGCAGGTCTGAAAATTTCTTCACGTTCTGTTTTTCTTCCGGGTCTTGGCCTAGAATCTGGATATGCTGCTCCGTTACAGCCGCCGCAAGCTGCAAGCCTTGAACCTGTGCGGGTGTTCCGACGCCACCTGATTTCTGTATGTTGCCTATGACTGCGCCCATTGATTTTAGCAGCCGCGTTATTTGTTCGATGTGGTTCAAGCCCTCGCGCATTTCGGGCGGCACTCCATTCATGCAGGTATTGAAATCCACCTCTGCCTGCTTCGTGGCATCGCTGACATTCGGCAAGGCGTCCGGCGGGGCAATGCGGCGGGCTTTCTTCGCGTTGTTAGTCACCGCCAATGCCCAATCGTGTTTGATTTCCGCTTGTGCGTGCGGGTCAAACAGGTTGACCTTGCCCATGAGCGTGTCAGCCTGCGCGACTTCCATTGCCCGGTTGCCTCCGCCAAGTGTCTGCTCTATTTCAATGTCCCATCTTTCGATGTCCAGCCACTTGCGCGGAATTTTCGCCTCCATGCACTTTGCCTGAAATTTTTTAACTTCAAAATCTGTGCTTTTTTCGAGGGTGAACCGTCTCGCTATCTCTCGATATGAAAATGTTTCAAGCCGGTAAGCGCGCGACAAAAGGGACTGCATCAACTGCGACACCTGCATCATCAACGCCTGCATTTCAAACTTGGTCTGGCGTTCGTTTTTCATCACGTTTGCCGGGGACTGCGTATAGGCCGACGTGGAATTTCCGACAAGCGTGGCGTATTCATCCTTTAACCCGGCCACAAGGTTTGCGTCAACGCCATACCGCTCCGCAGCGGTCACAAAGTTCAATCCCTCTGGAATTATGCCCCACGGCGCATCAAACACGACCTGTTCAAGCCTTGAACGGTCTGCCGGGTCTGTCACGCGAAAGATCGTTAGCATCTGTTCAAAGACGTGCTGCGTCCACTGGCAGCGCAGGCGGTTCATCGTCCATAAAAGTTCGTAAGTAAGGAACGCCAGCGAGCGGATTGAATGATACATGAATGGCGGGACATTGTTTCCATCGCCAAACTGAAAATGGATGATGCTGCCCAAGTCCGCCGAAAAAGGCTTCTTTCCGTTGTAAATAATCTGCGCGGTGTCTCCACTGTCGTTGACGCCGGGTATCACCGTGTCGCGGTCGAGCATCATTTTCCGATACCAGCCGGGGTTTTTGGATTCTTCCTCGCGGTAATAAAAATCCCAAAACCATATCACGGGCGCGGAATCACTGTCGTAGAAAGTCATGTTCTGCTTGTAAAGCTCGGCCATCTGCTCCGGCGTGTCCGACCAGTCATAATTCTCCGGGTTCTGGTTTAATTCCTGGTAATTGTCCAGAATTTTCCTGACCGCTGGCAGATTCCAGCCCTTGTCAATGTTCTCCGGCTTGCGGAAAAATGTGTATTTGAAAAGTTCGCCCGGCCTCATCTTCCGGCGCACGGCGAAGTATTGCAAATTCTCCATCGTTATTTCCGTGTCGGTCGGAATCAAAAAATCCTGAACAAATTTTCCGACCGGCTTCCATGAAAATTCATCGCCCCACATCTTTGCGCCCATGCCGTGCAGGCATACACCGCCAAACACAGAGTCTTGCGTGTGGAAAAATGAATTGCTGTTGACGATTGGCTTGTTGATGAGGCGGGTGATTGTGGTTTCCCAATCGCGCTGATTCTTTTCAGGCGCATCAGGGATGGACACCTTGAAAAACTGCGCCTGCTTCATAAATGCGTTCTCGTATTGCGCTCTGGCGTTGTGCAACAAGACGCTGCCTTGTTTGTCATTGAAGCGGACAAGAATATGATTTGCTTCCGCTTCCTCATCCGTCCAAAGAACCTTGCCATTGAAAAACTCATTGAGCATGGCGCGGGTCGAGGAGCGCGTCAACTCGCCTTGCTTCATCGAGTCAATCACCGAATCAATTTTTTCCGCCGTCGAGAAGTTCATTCAAGGGTTTTCGTTTCAGCGGGTGGATTCGGGGATGTCAATTTTTCGAGTTCAGCGTCAGAAACTTCTTCCGGCTTTCCATCGCCCGCGCCGTTCGGTGCAGGCGGCGTCCCCGTTGGTTTTAACTTCCGCAGCAACGGAATCAAGCCGCCGTCCTTGCAGCGATGAAATAAAACGGCGTCTGGCTTCACAAAATCCAGAGTGACGTGGTTCTCCGGCGAGTCCGGCAGCCTGGCCTCCACAAAAATCGGCGGCTTGTCCGGCTGCCCCCAAAAATGGTGTATCAAATTCGTGTGCTGTGACGCTGTGACAATACTTTCGCCGCCACCGATGTCCCATGCCTGACGACCGCCGTTCACGTCGGGTATTCTGGAAAAATCCAAATACGCATCCGGCGGATAAACCGAGCATCCCGTCAGGTGCTTTGCCGGAAGATTCTTCTGCCCTGTCTGTTCGATGACAGCCCCCATATAGCGTAGCGGGCTTTCCTGATATGCCTCACTGATGTCGGCCAGCCAGTTCGGTTTCATAGGCACGCAGTCCGGCTCAAGCCACAGGAACGGGCATCCGTAGTTTTCCTTCACATACTTCGCCGCCTGCAAGAACATCGAATTAGGCTTATGCCCCGTGGCGGGTATGGCGGCGGAGACGGCTCGCGCATGGGAAAAGATTGTTTTCGCCTTTTCAAAAAGAGGGACGACGCGGTTCATGTCAACCTCGCGGTCAACCCAGAACAGGACGGGGAACGGCATCAGACCGTCCAGTTCTCCAATCCATTCGACAAGTTTTTCAGTGAGGTTAAAGTCGCCATTGTGCGTGGCGATGACGACGAGCAGGTTTGTGTTTTTGTTCATGGTGCAGGGGTTTGTGTTTGTTGTTTCATCCAGCAAAATGCCGGGAATTTTGAAAGTGTTTCGGAATCCATGCAGCCAAGCAGCGTATCCATCGGGGTGTGAATTTTCAGCGGAAGATGGCAGCGGCAAACCATGCACACACCCAGCCCCGGCTCATTTTCAATGGAGAGATTCATGCCGTTCTTGCGTTCGATGTGCGCCTTGACGATTTTTCCCACAATGGAATTAAAATCAATGTCCCTGCGCTGGTTATGCGGACAGGGATTTCCAGACAATCTTCCGGTGCAAATGTCACCGCGAGCCTGCGCCTCTTCCTGTGCGACAGGAATAAACCCGTCGTCGCCCCAGTCAAGCAATGTTTTGATCCCGCGCATTTCATTTGAAATAAATTTCGAAATCATGCCGTCGCCCCATTCAGTAGCGGAACACCGCAGGAAGCGCAACCTCTTTTCTGCGAATCCTGCCGCGGCACAAAATTAAAATTTCCACCCCTGCACCATGCCGGGTCGTTGTTCAACCGCACGCATTGCGCCTCGTCAACGTCCGTCATCACCATAACCATGTCAGCCCGTTCAAGTCCGTTCGCCTTTCTTAACGCCAGTATCGGGGCGCAAAACTGCTTGAACGGCATCGTCGTCGTGGAAAACTTCTTGATGACGCCGCCATTCCCGTCCAGTTGTGAATAGACATATCCACCTGCCGGGATTGACGTGTAATTGATGAGGGGCATTTGATTATGAGCGAGCCTGTCTGCCAGGCTGATGTAACCTGCAATTGATTGTTTATCCACCATCATTCAGAAAATTGCAAGAAATTTATTCTCCGTCTTTCCACTGATGATTAGTTTTTCTTTGTCCTTATCCGCTTCATGCTTGGCGGATATTCACCCCATCTAGCCTTAAAATTCTCCGCATCCCTGATTGTCGTCGTGTCTCTATCAATAAACCATTTTACACGTTCCCGGATGCCATAATGTTTTGGTGGTTGCTCCGTCATATTCGTTCTCCATTCTCCTTGATCTGATGTTGCGGAGGCTCGCTCGGAGACGCGCCGTGCCTCGCCCGATATTCAGACTGTTTCGCAGCCTTGTAAATCCGCCTGTTTGTTTTCGTCATCAATTCCTGATAGTGACGACCATTTAGCAGTAGCCAGCCGTCTTCAACCTTTTCAATCCTTCGCCCTTCAAACGGCTGCTTCTCAATCCTCTGCGTGTCAGGCGCGGCCAGAATTTTCAAAGCTTTAATCGTCTCCTCCTCTGTCTTCTTCGCCCACTGACTAATGTTGTATGCGTTACCGCGCACCACAAAATCCTTGTCCTTCTTCGCAAGCATTGTCAGAAACACCTTCACCACATAATCAGGCTCACTCCAAAGTGACGAGTCCACAATTTTTGAAAAGATTGGCGTATAAAAATCCATGCGAAAACTCTCTCAAATTACCAATTCCATGTCAACAATAATAGTGGACAAAATGGACAGCGTGGATAATCAGTGGACAGTTTGAAGACACCTAAAGGCTAAATGCTAGAAGAATCGAAATCTCCAAAAATTTAAGGCTCGTTTCAAAGGGTTAAAGGCGTAACCCGCTCGCCCGATTCCTGATTCCCCCTGCCGGGTGGGTGGTGCGGGGACGGTCGGGCAGTCGGGAAAGAATTACCTGGAAGGTGGAACACTACACAAGACAAACCGAATAAAGATATGTGACATTGTGTAAC